GTTTTTCATAAGAAGATAGATGAAGAATGGATTGCTAAACATATTCATAGAGATGATTGTATGATGGCATATCTAGGTAGAGGTAATCATTATAGTGAATGTGGTTTTTTATATTTTAATTTAAATCATACTGATACTAAATCTTATGCAAATAGAATGAAATCATTGTACGATACAGATGGCATTTATAATCTAAAAGAACAACACGATAGTTACATTTGGGATTATGTCAGAAAAGAATTTGAAAACAGAGGTACAAGAAATCATAATATTGGCGATGGTAAACCAGGTCATGTACAAGCTAGGTCTATATTAGGTGTTGTTTACGACCACACCAAAGGCAATAGAAAACTAAAAGGTCGTAGTCCGGAGGCAAGAATATGATAGATATTTTTATAGGTTATGATGAGGGCGAGAAGATTGCATATCATATATTATCAGAAAGTATTAGACGAAATTCTAGTGAACCTGTATCTATTACACCATTGTGTTTAAGTAACTTACCAGATTTTAAAAGAGAGAAACAACCTAATCAATCAACAGAGTTTGCTTTTAGTAGATTTATGGTACCGTGGTTGAGAGGCTACAGAGGTTGGTCAATCTTTATGGATTGTGATATGATGTTTAGAGGTGATATTGCTGAACTATGGGGATTGAGAACTTTTAATAGTAAAGTTATGTGTTGTCAACATGATTATGAACCAAAACAAGGTTTAAAATTTAGAGGTGCTAAAAACGAAAAGTTTGAAAAGAAAAACTGGTCTAGTATGATGATGTTTCATAATTCACAATGCACAGCCTTAACACCGGACTATGTTAACAATGCAACAGGTTTAGAACTACATCAATTCAAATGGCTTGAAAGAGACCATATGATTGGTGAAATACCATTAGAGTGGAATTGGTTAGTAGGTGAATATGAATATAATAAAGACGCAAAGAATGTACATTGGACTTTAGGTGGTCCTTACTTTGAAGAATATGCTAGAAGTGATTATGCTGATGAGTGGTTTGAAATATATTACGATACAATAAAGGTAGATTTAAAATGATATTAGTTATAGGTTGTGGTCATGTAGGAAATACAATTGCAAATAATTTAAAAAATGTAATTAAGATTGACCCGAAACTAAATGAAAACAAAATAGAAGATTTTATGTTTGATGGTGCTATTATTTGTTTGCCAACACCAACAGTAAATGGTAAACAAGATGATAGTTTAATAGAAAAGACTATTGATAGATTAGGTGATACTAGAATATTAATTAAAAGTACCGTCTTACCAAATTTATTAGACAAGTATGGTAAGAATGTTGTTTATTCTCCTGAATTTTTAAGAGAGGCACATGCCGAGAAAGATTATCAAAACAATCGTAATGTTATATGGGGTGGCGATAGAAGTCACATAGATTGGTGGATTAATAGACTTGAAGTAGAAGATAGAAACAATATGATTATGAATAGAAAAGACGCTAGCGTAGTCAAATATGTTTACAATTGTTTTCTTGCAACTAAAGTGGCTGTTTTCCATGAAATCTATAGTAAGTTAGATTCATCATTTAATTATCACAATATAATTAATACATTATCAGAATTTGAGAATATAGGTCCTAGTCATATGAAAGCAAACAAACTAGGTTATGATGGTAGTTGTTTTCCTAAAGATATGGAAGCATTTGCTAATTGGCTAGATAGTGAGATATTAAAGAATGTAATAAAAGTTAATAATGACTTGATAGGTGCCAGATGATAATTACACACACTTTACCATGGGACAAATGTTTATCACATCAACTTATGCCTGCCATAGAAAAAGGTTGGAAAGATACACCTATGAAACCAATACATTTCTTTTGGGGTTTAGCAGGTAAAAATATACCAGAGATACAAAATTGTATTGCTAGAGGAGAAGAATGGTGGTATGTAGATAATGGTTATATAACTGAACAAATTACAAGATATCCTGAACCTATTATAAACGATTACGATAAAACTTATTTTAGAATATGTAAAGGTGGTATTCACACCACATCATTTAAAGAACATGACGATAAGAGAATGAATACAGAGTTTAAAGGTTGGCAATCTGGTGAACATATACTTGTTTGTCCTTCATCTCCTACTGTAACATCACATATCAATGGTATATCACAGGAAGAGTGGATAAAACAGACTACAGATGAAATAAAAAATTGTACAGACTTACCAATAAAATTAAGAAATAAACCTAGACCAGGAAATGAATGGTGGAATACAGATATAAAAGATGATTTAAAAGAAGCTCATTGTTTAGTAACTAATATGTCATTAGCGGCTGTTGACGCAATAATCAACGGCGTACCATGTATTACACATAGTAGAAATGTAGCTGCTGGTGTTAGTAACAGAGATATAAGCTACAAGACATTAAATTATCCTTTTAAACCTGATGGTGATAAAATAAATAGATGGATTAAAATGTTGTCTTACAACCAGTTTACAATAAAGGAGATTGAAGATGGTATTGCCTATGAGATTCTTCAAGAACAAATTTAGATGGTTTGGATTAATACTTGCTGTAACTAGTGTTGCAATTTTATCAAGTGCTAATATATCTACTCAATGGGTAGGGTGGTCATTAAGTGTCGCAGCCTGTGTAATGTGGGTATGGTTTGGTTATAAAGATAAAGATTGGCCAAGAATGATTATGGAATTGATGTATATGTTTTTAAGTTTAAGAGCTGTATTTAATTGGTTAGGAATGTGATGTACAACTTTGCTTGTGTTTGTTATGGAAATAAGTATGATGTAGAGTATGTTCAAAAACTCTATAACATGGTGACTAGAAACACCACACATTTAATAAACTTCTATGTATTTACTGACCATGTAAAAATGCAAAAGATGGTAGAGGGTGGTAGATTATATGTTAAACAATTTCCCGAACATGATTTAGATGGTTGGTGGAATAAAATGCAATTGTTTCATCCAGATGTACAATTACCAGGCACCACTTTATACATGGATTTAGATGTAGTAATTACGCATAACATAGATGATTTTTTTACATATAAACCAGAAGCTAAGTTTGTAGGTATGAATGACTTTAATCCTGTAACAAAACAATGGAATTCTAGTATAATGAGGTTTGACCAAAGTCATTGGCATGACAAACTTTGGCGAAGGTTCAGTAAAGATAAGAGTAATCTATTAAGACGGTTTCCTGGTGACCAAAACCTTATTTCAGACTTTATTAAGAAAGAACCTGGATGTGATTCATTTCCTGATTCATGGACACAATCATACAAATGGTATGACCGAAGTGGTACCAGATACTCCAGAAGTGCCATGACCTACGAACACAATGGCGAATCGTGGGTTTCCGTGTTTCACGGACAGCCAAATCCTCATGAATCTACGCAGGAATGGGTAAAAAGCGCATGGAAATAGAACTTTCCTAGCTGTGCGTTTTGACGCACCTCTAAAACCCTTACCTGGTCTCAAAAAAAACTTCAAAAAAAGCGCCAAAAAGCGAAAAAAGTGCTTGCTTTCTATGGTGGATAGTGTATTATATGTGTATATGATAAAGAAAAAAACACTAAAAGAAAGAATAGAAGACGCCAAGAAAAGAAACTACTTGACTCTACTACAAATTTTTGATATAATAATAACTAACAAAGGAGAAAAACACTATGTCTAAAGTAAAAAACTATTATTGGGATTTAGCTGAGAAAGCTGTTGACGCTATCTTACTAGAACTTAAAAACAATGCAATCACAAAAGAAGCTGCTAAAGCAAAAATTATGGTTGTTGATAATCTTGACCTTGTCGGTATTGATGAAAACAATGTTGATGAAGTAATTGATATGGAATTAGAGACTGCCTAATGAGTAAACAAGGAACTATACATTTAACATACTGGAGAGAATACCAGGATCCTGAAGATATTGAATGGTTTAAAATTCACCATACTATCTTTAGAAATGTACCTTTATCTCAATTAAGGAGATTAAATTCAGAGACTCTAAAGAACAAGATTAAAAAATATTGTGATGATAGATACACAGAAACAGCTTCTAATGCAACAGGCAATTCTGGAGTTGACATTATACACGGTTCAGAGTATTATAGAACATATGAAGATGAGTTTGGTGACATTGCATATAGAGACAATGCATTATTTAATGATTATGGTCAACTATACAATACTAGACAATTTTTTAAACACGATTTTATGCCAGATTTTACAGAAAAATACCAATATAAGAATTTAAATAAACAATACGGAGGATACACTAATGATAATTAATATAGGTGATACAATCACAGCAAACCACGGTAGAAGTGGTGAAATAATTAATATCGGTATTGCTACTGAAGCAACTGATATAGCGGCTGAAAATGATTCAGCTTTAAATGCAAAAACTTATGATACAAGTTTAGGATATACTGGCGCTATTACATACACAGGCGACAATGGTACTTACTGGTGTTATTTCAATCAAATTGAGGACAACTTAACTGAAAAAGAAAAATCAAATGTTGATATAGCAATAGAACAGGAGAACGAATGGTGGAAATAGTAGAAGAAGATAAAGATATCTTTGATGAAAATGATAACAAAATTGGTTATTGGAGAAAACTTGAAGACGGCGCTAATGGCGACAATCTTTATGAAGTTTACTTTGATGACAGAAACGATAAAGGCGATTATCTACAATCACAAGAGTTTGTGTCAAATGATGATGAAGCCGAAGAAACAGCATATGATTATGCAAGGAGTATATAATGAAATATAATGAAGATAAAATAGTAAAAGAAATAAGCGATTACATAAAAGGTACTTATGGTGAACACTATAGTACCACAAAAGACGGTTTTCAGGTGCAAGATATGTTAAGACACTTGAATATTGATAAAGATTTTTGCCAAGCAAATGCCATTAAGTATCTTTGCAGATATGGTAAGAAAGCTGGTCGTAATAGAAAAGACCTTTTAAAGGCTGTTCATTACATTGT